GGCCCCTTGCGGGGCCCTGGGCGCAGTGCAGTACATCCTGATCCTATGTTGGATCAGACTATTGGGGAACCTCCCCAGAAAGGAGGACTATGCATCAGTATAGTCCGGCTTCCGGGGGGACAACCCCCGCGGAGCATCATGAGCTGGAAACAGCTCTGAATGTGTACGCGGAGTACTATGCGCTCTCGATGGAAAGAATATCAGAAATGATGTTCAATTACATCGAGTTTAAGGCCGTCCTGTCTCACAAGGACAGAGTTAACGGCTTTAAGAGGCCGCGTGACTATACGCCGGGAGGCATTTGCCTTTCGTCGTACGTCGCTGCGTACCTGGATAGTCTAGGAATTCTAGACCGCATTTAGTACCAAGTAGTCTGTGTCTAATGTTGGACCAGATTAGGACCATACAGTTGGTGGCCTGAAAGGAGGTTACTATCTCCGTACGTACAAGATCTGTTCCGTACGACGGAGTGGTTGGAGGTCAGACTCACTCTTGGGTGGACATTTCTGGACTCGGAAGAGTTCAGAATCTTGTTACCCGAGGTGATAATCTTATCCCCTTTACCCCACTTACAGGGACGCAGGTTACTGCGTCAGAAAACCATCCTAATTGGAGGAGACGTAATAAACGTCTTTACCAAGGGGACATGGGAGGACCTTTCGAAACTCGAAAGAGTTATGCTCTAGGTTCGTCAGAAATGACTCATCTGGAACATTCGATCGGTCCTTTTTCTGGACGGACGGATGGAGCGTCTTATGACGGCCCATTCCTTCCGTGCAGCCCGAGTACGCTGTCGTTCCCGCCCTTCTTTGATTCAAGTCTTTCTGACTTGGAGAAAGCTGGTACGGGTCTGATGGCGGACTTGAGTCCCTCTGCCCCCGTTTCGGAATTCCTAACCGCTTCAGCGGAGTTGTTCACCGATGGTCTACCAAAGACTATCGGTTTTCCGCTGTTTGAGAAGTGGGGTCGCTTGTCTGGCAAGGCACGGAGACGTGCCATTGGCAGCGAGTACCTCAATTATCAGTTCGGTTGGGTACCATTTACCAATGATCTCTACCGCCTATCTAAGGCGGTTTACAGGAGCTCGGACATTTTGTCTAAGTTTCTGGAAGAGTCAGGGCAAGTGGTTTACCGTAAGGGTGGTTTGCCACCGGAGACGAAGGAGTCCGTCACGGTTATCCGTGAAAATACCAGCCCTTGGTATTCACCAAGTAATGGTACTTTGGACAACAACGCCTTCCTTAATAAGGGCAAGGTTATACGGGTACGTAAACAGTCCCGTCTACAGTGGTTCTCCGGTGCTTGTACGTACTTTATACCTCCTTCTGGAGGTGGTCTCCTTCAGGAGACAAGACGTGCAGTCATCGAAGCGCGCCGTTTGTTCGGCGTGGCGCCCACTCCAGATACTATCTGGAACCTTGCTCCTTGGAGCTGGGCCTTCGATTGGTTTGGTAGCTGGGGAGATGCTATAAGCAATTTCTCTGACTACCTTATCGACGGCCAGGTTTGGTTGTATGCGTATGTCATGGAACATTCAATTTCCGTTGACACGTATACATTCGTGGGTCCGACCGGAAAATATCCGACGGAAGCACGACCAACAGACATCGTACTCATTTCTGAGTGCAAAAGACGTCTGAAGGCCTCACCTTATGGTTTTCACCTTGGTTGGGAGGAACTTTCCGCCCGACAAAGGCTAATAGCCGCAGCTGTGGGACTATCCCGTTAGCTCGGTTGTTGTACCATCTGCGTCTAAACGCCAATGGGAGTCTAACCAGGCTCCTAGGAGTGATGCTTATGTCGTTTTCCGACCCGTTGTCCGTCACGATTGCCCCGGCGTCGGCGGTGTCCCTACCACGTGTGAACGTGGAGGATAACGCCTCCGACTACCAAAGCGCGGACGGTTTGATCGTCGTGCGTGCGAGCCACCAGTACGGTAAGCGCACACGCCGACTCCTTCGGATCGACACTTCGAAGATCACCTCGGATCCGTTTAAGCCGGCAGAAAACGTGAAGGTCTCGATGGGCGTTCAGCTCGTCTTTGACCTTCCGCCTGCCGGTTACACGTCAACCGAGGCGTTGGCCGTCTACACCGGTTTCAAAACCGCGTTTTCGGCTACCTCCGACGTGATGATCACCAAGTTGCTCGGCGGGGAGAACTAGCCAAAAGCTAGCCTTCCTGTCAAGTGTCTGATGATCCTCATGGACCACGTGGTAACGGCCATCGAGAGATCGATGGACCGCGACGTCCTGTTCGGATGACATCCGGCAGGCGTAGCGTTGACCGAGACCCTCGTACGACTTTTACCAAGAAATTCTTGGTTGTCGTAGTGGCGCTCTTCAACGCTATCTATGTGGTCAGTGAATTGCTCCTCTTTGGACACAGTGCGTGCCCATGAGCAATGAAAACTGCACGCGTACCCATCTGAGGTTTATCTCTAAGAGCGAAAGCTCAAAGCCGATAATTCAGATTACGGTCCACTTGGGCGCGAGCCCAAGTAAGCGTGAACGTGAACTGGTAGCCTCTCTTCTTACGGCGATGAATAATCTCCGTAATGAGACGTTGCCAATAACGTACTCGCATCGTGTGTAGTCCTGTCGTCTAAGCTATGGACTGGCCACCTCTATTAAAGGGGGACCATGAAAAGCCTGACGTCACTCTGGTCCTGTACGGCTAACGAAATGGCCGTACGATGTTGCACTAGCGCCACGTTCGACATAAAAACTGTCGAACGTCGGATAGAACACGAGGGGTTGTCGTTTTTGGCGATAACCCTGGCAAACTATGGAAAAGCTATCGAAAAATGGCTTAACCAAGGTTTTGTCGTCCCTTCTGACTGTCCTGCCTTCGGGCGGGGTAGTCATACTGGTCTCCCTATATTTCTAAAGGGTTTCCTTGGACGTGTGTTCAGTCCTAGTAGTGGCGTGCTATTGGATGTTCCAGACATTGAAGCAATCTTTGCTTTGCGTCAACTTACGTTGATGTTTAGTAAGATCGCTCTCCCTCAGGACAAGCCTTTCGGTAAGTCCACGCGGGTCGTTAATCCGCGTCGTGAGAGACGAGCAATGTCTGATTTCATTCAATGTGAAAAGGACGTGAAGAGATCTGACTACATGCTTGATCCCTCTTTTATGGAGGATTTCAAGCGCATAGGCAAATTGCTTTATACTGACCTTTTTGCTAAGATGGACAGAGATGTCCATTTTGCAAGGTTGGTCCCTAAGCATGGTCCAGGCGCTGTTGCTGATCGACTTAGTAGTAATGCTAAGTGGGATCAGCGAACCTGGACTACTCGTCTTCAGCAGGCTATGCCTGCTGAAGAGTTCCTTATTCCAAACCTCTCTTTCAAGAAGGAGTTGGATAGGGATCTCACGTTCCTTGAACCTGGTGCGGAAATTCCCGTTAGGGTAATAACCGTTCCTAAAACGCTTAAAACTCCAAGAATTATTGCTGTAGAACCAACTGCTATGCAATATGCACAGCAGGCAATTCTACGCAGTTTTCTCTTGTCGTGGAAAGAGGATGGTTTCCTCTCCCATGTCATCGGCATGGATGATCAGGACCCTAATCGGGTCCTAGCATCTAAAGGTTCACACAGTGGTGACCTTGCTACACTCGATTTGAGTGAAGCTTCCGATAGAGTTTCTTATCAGCATGTACGGGCCTTGCTTGAGGACTTTCCGGAATTGCTCCGGGCGGTCGATTCATGTAGGTCCCGAAAGGCTGATGTACCTGGTCATGGCGTTATTCGTCTGGCCAAGTATGCGTCTATGGGTTCAGCTCTCTGCTTTCCTTTTGAGGCTATGGTATTTCTTACCATTATCCTTGTAGGGATCGAAAGGGAGCTTAGCACTCCGCTTTCTCGGAAGAAAGTGATTAAGCTTTTCTCCGAGCAGGTGCGTGTCTTTGGGGATGATCTTATTGTCCCCAGAGACTATGTGCTGTCCGTCGTCGATGAACTCGAGGCTTTCGGCTATCGAGTTAACACCGGCAAGTCCTTCTGGATCGGAAGATTCAGGGAGTCTTGCGGACGCGAGTATTATGACGGCCAAGACGTTTCAATCGTCAAGGTTCGTCAGGTACTCCCGACACGACGGCAGAATGCGAGTGGTGTAATCGCTGCGGTTTCCCTCCGGAACCAGTTTTACTGGTCCGGTTTGTGGAAGTCTGCCGCTTGGATGGATTGCTACATCGAGAGACTTCTTAAAGTCTTTCCAAATGTGGCGCCATCCTCACCATTGCTAGGGCGGGAGTCTGCGCTGGGTTACCAATTCCAGCGCCTACATCCTAACTACCACAGTCCCCTAACCAGGGGCTATTATGTGGTGTCCAAATCTCCGAGAGATCTTCTCGAAGGTTCGGGAGCCCTCCTCAAGTGCCTCTCCAGGTATCCCTGGAACGGCTTTGGTTTTCCGAAGCCGATTCTAAGAACCGACGTCGGTGTTGCGAGCACCGATGATGAGCACTTGGAGCGTTCTGGACGCCCCGAGCACGTCAACATCAAGCTCGGGTGGAGATCTCCATTTTAATAGTGGAGATCGCGGGGCTGTTTTAACTAGCCCCGTGTGGGAGGTTTAGAAGCCTCTCCGCCATTCCAAAGGACTACGCGTTAGCGTAATTCCCCGGAGTGGGTCCTTCTTAATCGGAGGATCTAGGGTCCCGAAAGGGGCCCTAGGGAGATGCAC